ACGACCGTTTCAGTCTACATCAAGGTTAAATGTACCAGAAGAAGCAACGTTATCTTGTGCACCAGCTGAAGATGTGTAGTTAATTGTTCTAACAACTTCTCTGTTAATCTCAGAAAGAATCTCTGAAGAAAGAATGTTAGATAATTCTTGCTCAGCGTCTAAACCGTGTACTGCTTTAAGGTCTTGAGCTAATTCCATTGTGTACTCAGCTTTTAAAGCTCTTGAAACAGCTGTTACAGCAACTTTTTCAACTGAGAAAGCCATCTCTGAGAAAGCGTTAGCAGCTGAATCGCCTAATGCCTCTGCAGTAGATGTAGACATACCTTGATGTAAAGTATATCCAGAACCTGAAGCTCTTGATGTTGGATCGTTACCAGCTTGTAATGAACCAGCAGAACCGTCAAGTACACCACCGAAGTTAGATGTATTAGCGTTTGTTGAACCAGTAGCAGAGTGTGAAGTATTAGCTTCGTTGAATAATGCCTCAGCACCTGTTTGACTGTTGAATCTTGATCTCATTGCAAAGATAAGACCAGTTGGACCAGTCATTGGTTGTACACCACAAATATCATAAGCAACTAGATTTGGCATAGATCTTCTAACCAAGCTAATTAAAACTGGGTCAAAAATATCTACTGAACCATCACTAGCTGTAGATGATGAAGCACCCATTGCATTGCTTGGTGCAGCCTCACCTAATAGGCTTGGTGTAGAGTAACCACCTGATCCAGAAGCAGCTTCTCTTGAAGCCTTTTCCTGATTTTCTAAAAGAGTAGCAACGACTGACTTTTTGTGAGCATCTTTAATCTCTGGGAGATCTGGATGTTCAACAACAGGCTGCCACTTCTTCTGTAGTTCTTCGTTTACATATTGCATTTGTTGTCTCCTTGTTTAAAAATTTGCAATTTATTGTTATTTATAATATATTACTTTTTAACTGTTCTCGAAATAGCACTCATATAAGCAGCCATGTCTTTACGCTCTGGTTGAGTTTCCTCAGTCAAAGGTACAGACTCGTCAAAGTCACTTGCCACTTTAGCTTTTTCAGTAGTTTTGCTAAAATAACTCTCTTTTATTGTATTGAGTTTCTTGACAAATGACTCGTCGTCTTTATACTCAACACTCTCAGCTAAAACTCTCATCTTTTCAGCTTGTGTATCAGTTAATGATTCACAAACCTCGTCTACCATTGCTTCCTTTGTAGCTTCTGATATATCAGACTTAAGTTTTGCATTCGATTTGATCTCTTCATCTAATTTAGCTTCGAGTTCTTCGTTCTTCTGAATTAACTCTTCAACTATATCAGTCTTCTCTTCTGGAATCTCAATATAGTGCTCAGTGAATAGATCTTTTAGACCTTTGATGAAGTCTTCTGTTAATTCAGCTTTGATACCTTTTTCAACAGCTAACTTATTTTCTTCCATCCATCCCTCTACAACATAGTCTAGGTACTCGTCAAGTTTCTTAGAGAATGATTCTTTAATTTGTTCTTTTTCTGAAGTAACTTCTTTATCAATGTCAATCTGATAAATCTTTAATTGCTCATTGATTTTAGCTACTACAGCACTTTCAAAAATTACAGTTGCTTTATCTTTGAATTCTTCTGATAAAGTTTCGTCAGAAGCAAATAGTGCTTTAATATCTTCCTTAAGGTCAATATCTTTAGCTTCTACTTTCTTTGCATTCTCAACTACTTCTACTGTATCTTGATCCTGCTCTGAAGACTCTTCTACTTCTTCCATCTTCATTGCTTTCAGCATGTTACCATAACTAGCAGCCATGTTACCATATTTCATGCCATTCATTTTATTTACGACAGCGGTAATCATTGCTACTTTTGATTTTGGTATTTCTGAAGAACCTTGCTTTGGAGATGTTTTGTCACCTTGGTCTTTTGACTTACCAGGTGCCTTGGCTTTCTTAGCTGTTGGCTCAGGAACTTCAGATGGATCTCCCATTGAAGCCTTGAACTCATCTAGCTTTTCTGCCTTCTCCTCGAGCTGTTCTTCCTCTACAACAGGTGTATCCTGTTCTTGGATTTCTAACTCTTTTTTTTCCATTGTTTGAGCTCCTTTAGGCTATTGAATTGTTTTAGTTATTTATAATATTAAAGTTTTTTAAGAAAATTTTCGAACACTTCAAGACGCTTTTCTTCAGTCAATTTTCTAAATTTTACAGCATCCTCTATCTCATCTTTAATCTCTTCTACCTGCTTTTCAACCAATATACCATTATTCCATATCCATTCTTTGCCTTCCATAATACCTTCTACGAAAGCATTTGGAGCTGAAGGATCTGCAACAATGTCAGCAGCTGTTGCTAAATAAAAGTCGTCTTGAACTTCCTGGGCGCCACCTTTATCTTTTAGCGAACCCATACCTCTTGAAGAAACACCTAAAGTAGCTCCTTCGTTCATTAAATTTTTTACAATATTTCCCATTGGTGTTTCCATAATTTTTGCTTTACCCATAATGTTATCACCTTCTCTGTAAAGCTCTGTAACCATATGAGAAACTCTATCTAAGTTTATTGTAGGACCCATTGGATGTCCTAACTCTCCAAAAGCTCTGTTCTTTTCTACAAACTCTTTTGAATATCTTTTTGTTTCTCTTTCAAGTAAACCAATTGGATATATTCTACCATTTCTATTCTTAACATTTCCTTGCATGAAAACACCTTTGATGAAATGACTCTTTTCTCCATCTTCAGCCTCTTCAACTAGAAAGTCAATTTTATTATCTAATGCTTCTGAAATTAATTTCATAACTGTTCCTTAATTATGCGTCTGATTTTTTATGGATTTTTAAAGCTAAAGCTCCTGTTCCACCACTTAGTGTAAATACAACATTGGCTTGAAAATCACCACCGCTTTCTAATCCAATACCTAATTCTTGATAATCAATACTTCCTGAACCAGCTAGAACAGCAACAGTATTACCTCCTCTTTTTACTGTCCAAGAATTAGTACCACTTGCACCAAAAGCTACTTTAGCAATTGACATTGAATTAATAGTTTCACCTGCTCCATTTGCTGGATAGGTACCACCACCCATATTGACATAACCTGTTGCATCAGATACAACAGTTACATAACCATTTACTCCATTTTGATTATTTGAAATTCTTTGTGCCATTTATTACTCCTTAACGAATGCAGAGAAACTTTCTCTAATTTTAGATGAGCCTTGCATCACAGGAGCTTTTTCACCTGGTCTATTTTGTGTTCTTTTATCAGGTGTTCCTGTAGCACTTACTTTAACATCTGATGATCCTTGTTTAACTATATTCTTTTCTCCACCTTCTTTTGATGTTGGACCTGTATGATCATCTGGATCACCTTTGTCTACATCACCAGTGAATACTTTATCTGATGCTACTGGATGTTTTTTAAGATCGACCTTATGCTTATCTTTAAATTCTTGCTCGCCTTTAGATCTAGGCTTCATTTTTTTTACTTCGTCATCATCATCTTTTGGAGCAACATAATCAGCTGCTGGCCTCTCCTCATTAAAAATTTCTTTAAACTTTTTCATCTGTTTGTTCCTCTTCTGGATTTGATTCTACTTCAGGAGTTACTTCAGTTTCTGTTTCAGGTTCTACATCTAAATTATCTTGTGGATTTAAAAATGTTTGAGCAACTTTAATTTTCTCAACACCAATTCTATCTCTTACTTTATCCATAAGAATGTCACCAACAGCATCATTAAACTTATTTGTGTTATCGTTATATGCTGCATCAATTGCATCTTTAATACTATAAGGCATATTTTTCTCCTGTTTTATTCTCTATTTATTTATAATATTTATGGCTTCTTAGCAGGTAAGTAGTTATCAGGAATTGAAAATCCATAACCACTGTATCTTGCATTTCCAACAGTGATTCTTAATTGAGCTATCATTCCATTGAAATATCCATTTCCACCGTCCCATGTACTGTGACCTAATCTTATTCCATCTGAGACATCTAAATTAAATTCATTACTACTTGTAGCAGTACCATCTCTTGATCCATTTACATATTGTGCAAAATTATTACCTGATCTAACAAGAGCATAATGATGCCATGTTCTATCTGCATATGTATTAGTAGTTTGTATAAATGAATCACCAACACCATGCCATCCTACATGGAACTTTCCATTATTATTACCTGAAGGTGATGTTGCTCCTGAGCCAAATCTAAAGAAAATAGCTCCTGAATCAAATCCACTACTATGATCAGAAGCTAACCATGATCCAACTGATCCTGTTGCATGTCTCCATACATATGCTTCAATAGTAAAATCTTGAGTTCCAAATTTACCAATATAATCATCAGCTTCTTCCTCTAAGTTGATATATGAAGAACCATCAAAAGATATTGGAGTAGATGCTACTGTTAATACACTTTTGAAATTAGTGTATGTTCCGATACCACCTCCTTGTGTAATAGTAAGTGGACTAGCAGATGTATCTTCTAATGTAGCACTATCAGTTGATTGTAAGAAAACAGTATTAGTTATAGCAGTTAGACCTGAGAATGGAGGAGTAATAGTAGCAGCAGTATAAACAGCTGTTCCCTTAACAACTCTAACATCACCTATGTAACCATTAGGATGTTGTGATGCACCTGGAACTGATCTTCCACCAATAGCTAATAAATTATTTGTATTAGTAGCTGATACAGAATTAGTTACTTCAGCTACTTTAGCACCATTGCAATATAATCTATGAACATTTCCTTCTCTACAATATGCAATATGATGCCATCTTCCATAAGTTAGTACACTAGCAGCAGTTGCATTAACTGGCCAGCTACCAGCACCAGCACCAACTAACATATGTAATCCTGTATTACCATATTGTGCTATAAAAACACCATGTGTATCAGATCCATGTGCTGTAGACATTATTCCAGCATCACTATAAGGTTGAGATGATGGATTAGCAATTGGCATAAAAAAACATTCCATAGTTACATTACCTGTACCAAAAGTGAATTCATCACTACCAGTTTCTGCAACTGTATAAAAACCTGAAGTACTATCTGGATGATAAGATGCATATTTTATATGTCTACCCCACGGCCAAGCATTAGCTTTTGTCTCATCACTAGATTCTAACATAACATGATTTGCTTGATCATAGTATCCATAGTTTTTATTATTCATTAATAATGTTGTATTAGTAACATTGGTAAGGGGTGATGTTGGAGCAGTAAATGCACTTGTATAAACACCTGTACCTTTAACAACTCTTAAATCTGTATAATGTCCAACAAAGTATCCATTTGTATCCCATATTCTACCAAGTACTGGATCTGCTGTTCCAGTTGAAGTATCATAATCATGTGTAGAAGCATCTTCAGAAAATCTTTCTACACCATCTACAAAACCTTTCATTGTATCACCAGATTTTGAAACTGCTATATGATACCATTCTCCTGGAAATAATGTTGCAGTACTTTGAAATCTTCCAGAACCATAAAACCAGTCTAATTTATTTCCAAATATACCAATTACCCAATGTTCAGTATTAACACCAGATCTAGTTTCTACTAAACCAGCATATCCAGTTGAACCTAAACTTTCAATATACATCCAACCTTCTACTGTAAAATCTCCAGTACCAAATTTTAAATCTGTTCTACCACCTACAACTTTAAGATAAGCTGAACTATCATCCGTTCTAACCGAACCAGTATTAGGTGTAAAATGAGTATCAGATGCAAAAGGTGAGAAGGCCTTTATATGAGGAGATGTAGTATCAGAAGCTCTAGTTAAACTATAATCATTAGAACTTTTATCTTCTAATTTCTTTCCATTAATTAACATTATTGTATTACTATCACTAGTAAAAATATCAGTAGGAGGAGTAAAATTAGAAGTATATCTAGCTGAATCACTATATCTTATATTTGTTACATTACCTTTAAAAAAAGCATCAGCATGAGCTGTATTATGACCAACACCATGATACAGATATTCACCTTCTGAACCTGAAGCCCATGTAATACCAGCATAACTTGTTTTTGTAGCATCTAATTGACCATCAATATAAATTTTTAATGTTGTTGCTTCTCTTACCAAAGCTAAGTGGTACCATCTATATGGTTCCAATGTTGAAGATCCATTAAAATTATTTCCGGATCCAGTCCAATAATAATATCTTATATTACCACTATTATCAATTCCAAAATTCATATATGTTGATCCTAAATTAAACATAGCTGCCCATGTATAATCTTGTGATGGTGATGCTTGTGCACCATTTAACCATATATTACATTCAAATGTACCATCATCACTAGCACCATCCAACCATGCTACTGGTGGTGGAATAACGCTGCTTGATTGATAATAAAAATAATCATCTGATCCATCATATCTTATAGACCAATCTGATTCTGGGATATAAGGACTAAAAGAACTTGTATAAATTGTTCCAGTATGTCTTGATATTGTTTGATTACCACTATCATCAGTATAAGATTCATTGTTATTAATAGTGGTATTAGCAGGAGTTGTATTTGAAGATTGTAAAAATACTGTATTAGCAAAAAATGCATCTGTTGCAAGTGTTGTACCTGTTCCACTAGCTGAACCATGTTTAGCAAATAGTCTTGAAGTTGGAATAGTATAATTTTGTGTATATCTAGCAACACCTTTAGTCATTCTAAAGTCAAAAATTT